TTGTTTCACCACCTATACCAAACTTAAATACGTTTTCTACTATTGCTGTGGCTTCGTTGATACTACCATTACCTGCCACATTTGCTTGTGTGATTGTCTGACCTATTAGATTAGAAGCGTCTGAAGTTCCCACCTCAATACATCTTAAAACTTGTTGTGTATCAAACTTACCATCTGATACTCTTATCATCTGTTCTTTAGGTAAAGTCACTTCAGCATTTTCATTGAATAATAATTTAAAGAATACCTCTGTGGCTCTCTTAGTACCTTTTGCTCTGTATAATGATTTTATATTTTTAATTAATTTTCTTTTATCAACACTACCATCTAGTTTGTCAGGTATAGATTGTAAAAATGAGTTTCTAAATTTAGTTAAGAATCCTTGTATAGTTTTATCAGGATCAGGATAGTCTAAAAGTTGTTGAATATTTTGAACTGGGTTTGCTCTATAAGTTGATATAGTAGCTTCAGCACCTGAAGTTGCACCAACGATTAATTCACCCTCTATAAATTTATTTTGTGCTGATATGTATAGTTTAGAGTTATTGTCTATATCTTCTACTAATACGGTTGCAGTTGCGCCAGAGGTCTGTCCTGTTATGGTCTCTAAATTTTGAAAGTCACCATAACTTGTATCTTCTAATAATAGATTATCACCACTATCTAATGATTGTTGATTACTACCATCTAGTTGTAATAGACTAATGATACCTGTTTGAGTTTCTAATTGTATTACATCTGGATCGCCTATGTTTGTCAGCGTTAACTCTGCTGATTCCATAAACGTGTAATATGATTTTACAAATTCTAAAAAATAGGGATGGTCATCAAGCACAAAATCAGGTGCTTGTTGACTGATAAGATTTGAGATTTTATCATCAAATTTTGCCATCGTTTTTAATAACTAGAAGTTGTTGAGTAACCGATACCAGCATTTGCAGAACCACCTACTAGTGTATCTGCCTGTACCGTAAAGGTACTATTTGCTACATCTATATCAATCACCTGTGCCCTTACAGGAACAATATCATTTGAATTAGGAGTAACCGTTAATTCTATAACGGTTGAAGCTGCGCCTCTAATATTTTCTATACTTGCCATTGTCAAGGCATTGATTGCTACAGCACCACTAGAATAAGTTATAGTACCTGCTGTGTTATCCACATATGTTCTAACTGAACCTACTAGATAATATCTTCTAACATTGCCTGCACCATCATCATCAAAGAAATAAACATTACTATCTCCTGATACTTTGAAACCAGTTGAACTTAAAATACCTCCAGCAGCAGTATTATGACCAGAGTGTGGATTAAATAAAGCGTTTGAAAAGTTTACCGTATAGTTTGTTGAACTATTTAAAGTTGGTGTAAATGATTTTCTTAATTTCAAAGTTGTTATGTTTGAAAGAATAGAAGTGTCAGCGTCATCAATAGTTTCTAATAATTTTGAGTATCTAAAAACACTATCAAATTTTTGTAGTGTGTTTGTGTTATAATTAGTAACCGCATTTGTAATTAAAGTTTTTATCTCATCACTAGTTTTTGTTGTTTGTTTTTCATCAAAATTAATTGTAGATGTTAATAATACATTTGTAGTTTCTGGATCAACGATAACTGGCGTCACCGAAGCGACAGAGAACTTTTTAAGTTGTGTGACAATATCATCTTTAGTTGTATCTGTCAAAGTAGAACCTGAAGCTGCTTTGATAGCGATATAAACACGACCATAAAAAGGCGTGTCATTATCTTCACCACCCCAAGCACTTACTGAACTTGCATTGGCATAAATTTCTTCAACCTTAACCTTATAATCATTAACAGTCACAGCACGATCTTGAGCTGCATATGATTTAGGTGCTTTAAATTTTATACTTTCTTTTGACTCTGCCTCTGAACCATTAGCAGCGTTTGAGTTAACTGTTATAGTGACATTTGTATTACCACCAATATTACCTGATAGTGAAAAAGAAGTAGCACCGTTTGCAGCTGCCTTGTTTGTGACAACATATTTTAGAATAACTATATTACCATTCTCTATTGCCTTACCTACTACACCGTCACCAAAATAAACTTCAAACTTACCATCATCACTTTCTTGTAAGAAATAAACTTTTGAATCACTATCTAACTCTGTGATTGAGGTTGCTCTAGTATATGTGTTTGTAGTTGTGTCAGAAGCACTATTTTGCACTTGCACACTTAAAGTTGTCGTATCAGCATTTTCAGATTGAATTAAAAACTTTTGATCAATGTCTGTTGTATCTGCTGTGTAGTTATAGGTAACATATGTACCTTCGTAAATTTTTAAATTAGAAAATGTATAAACACCATCAATCGGTGAAATTGTATTTGAACCTATGGTTACAAAATTATAATTTGTACCATCTACGGCAGTTGTAAATTGTGTACCTGCGTTCATTGTCAATGTGGCACCTGTTGCACCATTTACTACAACATTAATATCTGCTAATGGTGACCTTACTGAATTAGGAGTATAACCTAGTGCTTTTGCTAATGACACAATACTTGGTCTCAAATCAGCTGTGTCAATGAACATTTCATTTGCAGCTATATTAGCATTGTACGCCAAATAGTGTGTGTTGTATGCCAACAAATCTAAAAGAACAGCCATGCCTGAACCTTCAAAATCATAATCTTTAAATTGATTTTGATTTGAAAGAAACTGCTTTAAGTTTGATTTTATAGCGTCAAAATTTAATTGTGATATTTCTAATTTAGTTGCCATCTTATCTTAGCCTTTGTAAAAATTCTGTTATGGTAACACCCTCTGAAGAATTGATTACCGTAAAGTTTATTATAACTCTATATTGGTTATTATCTATCTCATCAAAAACTTGTATGCCTGTTAACTCTGCTCTCGGTTCGAAGTTTACAATTACTTCTCTAATTCTATCTTCTAATAGAACAGCGTTCAAAGGTGTTATGGTTTCAAATAATAAATCTCTTATTGAAGTACCTATCTCTGGATGAAAAGGTCTTTCAAATTGATTAGTTAAAACCAAATTACGAACTGCTCTTTTAACTGCCTCAATATCTGTTAATCTAGCAACATCATTAGTTGCAGGATTTTTAGTAAAATTCAAGTTAAGGTCTGAATAAGTTTTATTTGACCTGCTAGAATTATTTGTGCCTTGAGCGTCTGTATAAGCCATACAACTATTTATGCACCAGCATTAACATTTGATGAACCTGATATGGTATGACCACAACTTG